CCTAAGAAAATAATTGTAATGAACTACAGATTTATAGCGTGTTTCGAGATTGTGCATTTAGTTTAAAAATACGTTATTTTAATCATATTTTAACGTGTCCCATTTAAAATGACCTTAGCTGTATGTTGCAGAAGATGACGGATATGCCCACCAACCTGTCGAGAGGAGCATGACAAATATGTTCAAGGACATGGGATATGATGTATTTTCACTTCACACCACAAAAGAGATGCATGATGACACTTTTCCTTTCAGACATGGTGTATCAATCTGCAAGAAACATATCAAATTGAACTAGATTTAAAGGTGTACACTTGTACAACAATGGAATGTGGACCAATCAGCCTGTGAACAACATGACAGGATCTGCCGTGTCGACTGCTGGAGCAACCAACGTTTTTCGCATTGGCAATGAAGTCCATTTCATGGACGACATCAATGACAAAACAATGCACGATCTTGTCAAGGTACTGAAGGAAATCGAGGACGAATCGCTAACAAAGGTGGCCGCTTGTGTCAAGGCACTTTTGCTTACCGATGTTGAAAAGAAAACGGTGGATCTCAAAATCACATCCAAACCCATCTCTCTGTTCCTGACAACATACGGCGGGTCAATTTATGCCGCGATGAAGGTTGTCGACATTATAAATACGCTCAAAGTGGACGTACACACCATTGTATCAGGATATGTCGCCTCTGCCGGAACATTGTTGAGCATGGCAGGAAAGAAACGCTATATTTCAAAACACGCCTTCATGCTCATACACGAACTAAGAAGTGGCTTTTGGGGCAAGTACTCGGATGCGCGGGATCACATTGAAAACATCGACCAACTTATGGCACTCATTGTCGAGTATTATAAAAAACACAGCAAAATTACGGAAGAAGAGTTGAAGAATACCTTGAACCGGGATAAGAACTGGGGCATCAAGGAGTGTCTAGAACGAGGCATTGTAGACGAGGAATACACGGCCACATAATCATTGTTTCATGGTATAGATGACAGCCATGATGACGAAAAGGACAACCCAGAAAACGGACAGGAACGACACGACATAGGACCATAGGATGCAGTTTCCAGCCATCATACAATTGATAGTATAGACGGACAAGGCGATAGGGATGAGCATAAGGAGTAGCACAATGAGGCGTTGTGCAAAATCATACTTGACAATATATTCTTGGCCAGTCTCTTGGTCCGTCACCGGAAACTCAAATGGCAAGACAATTACAAACGCAAGGACAATGTAGGCAATCAGTGCCATGACAGCCGGAGTTGTGATGGTCATGCCGAAAATAGTAGTTGTCTTGGTCGAAGCAGAGGTAAACCTTTTCAATTTCATTTTGATTTATCTAAATGTTTTTTTTACTTGAGGAGCGGACCAGGGTTGAAACCACCGACAAGGTTCACACCAATACCTAGGCCGGCACCTGTGCGGACGGACGCGCCAATGGAAGGGGCGAATAGATCAAGAACCGAAAAGGTAGCAGCGGCCACCACACCGATAGTAATGATCTCTTCAACACCTAGCTTTTTACCGGGAATCAAGAATGCGGCGACGGCCACAATGAGTCCCTCAAAGATGTACTTGAAAATGCGAAGTAGGAGTTGCTTGCCGTCAAACGTCAGGTTTGAATCATCAGCCATTTATTGTTATTTAAGAAAATATTCCAAGGGCTGCGCATTTCTCTCGGCTACATGTAAACATGATCATAACGCACAATGGAACCGATGTCACGAAAAACATTGGGTACACCACCACTGACGTGAGAAACGTAACCATCAATGGCCAAGCGTTGAGCAAGGTGCTCCTTGCGATTTCCAAGTATCGTCCCTACATTGACATTAGGAAGAGAGAAAACACCGTTCGATTCGAAAACGACGCCTACATCTTCTATGCCTTGTCCAAGGACTCGTATTTTGAGACGGCGTATAGACGCCTGGTGAAATGGAGTGTGGGCTCGGACCTCAAAACAAAGAAACAATTCAAACCCAAGGTGCCAGCGATGAAAGCGGGCGATGACGAATACGAGTATGTCGATACATACATTCATTCTTTCATCAGTGCACAAGATGCCGAATACATTGGTGGCGAGTTCAAACTAAGGCTCAAGTACATTAAAGTCAAGGAAAACGCAACTGCCGATATCGTCATTGAAGTTGTAAATGTAAACGAGCCTAGAGCAAAGTCAGCATCACCTGTCAAACCTACAACGCTTGTCACACTCCTCGCACAAAAGTTGAATTTGCCTGGCGCGACCGAAGCTGCACTAAAGAAGGTACTCGCATCGATTCCCGCCGACAAGTATCTGAATACCGAGACCTGGCGGCTAAATACCATCACTTAAGGGGGAAATACAACACGATTTCATCAATGGCAGACCTTGTTGATTGCAAAACGAAGGATTATCTTGAGCAAGATCCCGATATTCGGGGACAAAAGTATGTGTGTGTATCTTTCATTTCCCCCGAAGATGTGATCAAACAAAAAGAGACATACTTTCTTAACAAGTTCCTCGGAGCTTTCTCTACCGATCTCACCGATTTCTTCACAAACATGTCGGAGAAGTTTGCAGAGGACTCGTCGGTCCTTGACATGCTCAAGGGACTGAAGCAAAAGTATGACTATGTATTTGCCGTTGAAGAGCTGCAGACTGCCTACAATTTCTTCAAAACGTCCAACGCCGACAAGCTTGAGGCCGAATTCCTTGAGAAGAACGAGTTCCGTACCACCATTCGCGGGCTCAAGATTCGTGGCTCTTATGAAACCCTCCCGGAGGCACAAAAGCGCGCCGAGAATGTCAAGAAGTTCGACCCGGCATTCGACGTGTATGTTGCCCAGGTTGGATGCTGGTGTCCGTGGGCTCCCAACCCTGAGGACATTGAGGATGTGCAATACTCCGAAACGCAACTCAATACTCTCATGAAGAAGTACAAGGAGAATCAGGAGAAGAAGGATGAGCTTTACAGGCTACGCAAGGACGATCTAATTCAAAATGTCAAGATGAACAATACCGAAGCCGATAACAAGCCGGGCATCTCGATCGTGTCGTTTGATGACGAGCCTGCAGCAACTGTGGACGAGGTGAAACAATCCATCGAAGACGTTGATGCGTGGTCGGCATCGAAAGAAAAAAACACATAAAAATATAATATAGAATGAAGACTGTGGTAATCCTGATCCTTTTTATCGGGCTATTTTTTATAGTGAATGGAATATATGAACAAAAACTGAAATCAGTCGAGGAGAACCCAAAGATTGTATACAAGTTTATTCCAAGAACATATTACGAAGAACAGATTTTCGACAACAACGTGACTGCGAAAATGTCCAACATGTTCAACGACAACGACCAACCGTGGTTTATGAATCAAATAGATATTCCGAAACCCCAAAAATAAAATAGTGTGGTAAGGATAAAAATATTCACGTGTCCGAGTGTAACAAGTTCATGTATTTCTTCTGAATATTGTTGAATATTGATTGATCTTGACCCATTGCAATGTTTTTATCCTCCTTGATCTTGCAAAACATGTTTTTAATCGTGTCATTGTCGGTATGTGAATGCGACTTTTGGATCCTTTGGAGATATACAGTATATGGCTCGGTACACATTGCAACAAAAACCTTGAGTCGCATAAACCTATGGTACATGTCAAAACTGATGACATGTCCACTTTGTCTCAAAATCGCACTGTAGAATCCGTGAAAGTCGTTGTTGTATGCGAATAAAACATGTTCCAAATCGGCAAGAGTTTTACGTCGTGCATCAATGTAGATCGCCGATGGTTCCCTTGAATCAATAACATCTGATTGACACTTGATTCCGTAATCACCTCTTCGAATAGTGATATTGTTTTTTGTCAAGACGGTTTTTATTTCAATATTTTCCAAGGATTTACAATCATCGAATTTCGCACGAATTTCCAGTATATGTGTGTAGAATGAACATGTCATGTTTTGTAATTGTTTTTTCAATAATCTGTCCTCGACGTCCTTGACATTTACTGTACTCATCAATCTGTCTTGGTGGTACTTGCTGAGTTCGCGCAAGTATTTCGACGTTTCAGGTACAATGTTCAGCATTGTCTCGACAACTGTATGTGTCATTGCGATGCATTGTATTCAGCTTGTATTCTTTACATCGATTTTTCATGGTAGGAATTCTCGTAAAAATCGATTTTATCAGTATAAAAAGCCAGTGCATCATATAGGTATCATGGCACCCAAGACAGAGTTCACCAAGCCCGGCCAAAAGTTCGCCACTCCGCCGGCAACTGACTCGCTCCTCAAGTTTTACAAGACACTTCACAAGCAAAAAAAGGATAGCGAGATGGCCATGAAGTGGTGTCTTGAACACGGGGTCTTTACGAACGACAAGGCAGCAAGAATCGATGTATTGCTCAAGTTGCAAAAACTCGCACTGAAGAAAAAGTAAAAAGTAAAAATCCATCATCGCCACAACATGTACATACCCATCAAATTTCCTATGAGGAAACACGACATCATCTGAATGATGTGCCCTGACAAGACAGTGGGTGACGTTTGGTCAGGTACACTACAGTCCCTGATAAAGTGCCCCAACTCGCCACATCTATAACACCTATCTTGCGCTGTGATAAACTCGTGCTTTAAAAACGCCTTTTGATAATCATCGATTTTAACCTTGACATACGACCCACCCCGCACATTATCGATGCCGTATGTTGCCATGTATTTCTTGGTAATCTTGTCCTCGTCAAATGGGTCACAATTTTGAAATATTTCAACTACATGGGTAGGTTTATGCAGGCTGGTCCAAGCGGTTGCGCCACCCCTAAAGTGATTCGTGATTCGCCGCATGCAATTATTGGTCTTGCCCACGTAATACTTGTTTCCCTCGCACTTGAGCACATACACATCGGCCATACGGATACATCACTTATATCAGTGTCCTTTATATACTCTATGAAGTTTGATCGGTATTATGTGCGCAAGTTCCCTAGTCACCCGGTGCATTCGTCTATTGATCTGTATTTTCATCCACAAAGCAAGACACTTCTTACACACAATTTCGCTACATCTTTGCCCAATAAAATAATTGCATGCAACAATGCCACGATTTCATCGCATCTTGCCGAACACTTTGAATGTACCAGCGAGTCACATTGGACTACCGTTGCAAAACACAAGAGCGAGATTCTCCGAATGGACATGGTAGTGTTGATGAATACATATTGCAGCGTGGCCTCACGGGATCAAGTGTGGGATCTTTATTACTTTTGCCCGCCTACTGTCAGTCCCACGGCAGTCCGTACAATGTTGCTTTACGAAGAACAAGAAGAGGACAAGGACAAGGATGATGGCGAGTCAGATTATTAGATTCTTTTATTTTCGTTTATGTTACAAAAAAGTGACAGAGATCGATTGTATCATCAGCAGAACATAATGGAAGATTACGATATTGTATACGTGAAAGTCCCTGATGTGATTGACTGGTACCCAGGAGAAGGACAAGATCGCGACGTGAAATCCAAGCGCTACATTAGAAAAGGACAGCGTAATAATGTGAAATACATTGCTTTGTTGACCAAGATAAGTACGGATCACTTCTACCTCCAGTTTGCGAGCTTTGTGATTGATGAAGATATCGCGTACCTAGTGGGATACAAGAAACTCAAGATCACATGCTACGGACAACGACTAAATATAGTCGATGAATCCGATTGCATGTATGATTTCGAGGTACTGGCTATGCTAAACGGGAAGAATATGACAATGCGAGTTCCTGAGGCAATGAAAGAAAATATCCAAGGTGATATTGAATTTTACGATGAGGACTTTTCGGTAATGGATGATGACGTGATGACACCGTGGAAACAGTTTGATTGCAAGTTCAAAGGCGAAATTGTAGTTGTTGTCAAGTGAATATTTCTTTCATATAAAGATTACAACTTGTGGTAGTACTACATGAACATTTGTAAGGATTGCAAATATTTCGCGCCTGATAATGCATTTCATGGCGAAAGGCGCTACAAGTACGCATGGTGTCAGCATCCAAGGTCCAAATCAGTCGATCTAGTTTCGGGAAAACTCACGTACATGACGGCCGAACACATGAGATTCACAAGGAACGATGATACATTGTGTAATATCGAGGGGCAATTCTACGATGCCGAGACAAGTGTGGTGACCAAGACCCTGAGGAACTCGGACATTTATTACTACAGTGGCATTTTCTATCCATTGGTAATCCCTATTGTCCTCATGGTCGCCATTTACATGCATCTCTATTCGAAGCTTATAAGTACGTAAAAAATGAAATGTATATAAAAGCAGAACGACATCAATATACAATAGCAACAATGTTGCTTGAACTACCAATGCCATGTCGAAAGTTGGTGGCACAATCTCTTGTCAAAAACGGACATGCGGCATTAATGCTCGTGTCCAAGAGTGTATACGAGGGTTATGCAAACGATTTTTATGATGCGGTGGATCCAGGTTGTATGGCCGAATTCGACAAGTATATTTTGAAAGACAATGAGAGCATGCAAGAGCTGATTGTTCAACACAATGTGCGTAATATTAATATTGACGCAATCGTTGGTAATTCTAAACTGTCAATTCTGAAGGACATATGCAAGCGTCATAATCTGCCGGTATCTGGTACAAAACCCGTATTGATTGCAAGAATCACAGATAGCAAACATGAGCGTGATACATTGTTAAAACTGAGCAATTATGCATTTGCAGAAGTTGCAAAATGCATGAGAATGAAGCAATATATATGTCCTGTGCGATCAGTTGCCCGCGAGAATTTTTGCGCTCGACGACTCCCAAAGTCATATTCGTTTTCCCAAGCAATAGCTCTTGGTATTCACGCAGATATTCTGAACAATATGTTTGCACTGGCTCAAAAAAACAATCCACGCTTGCGTAAAAAGAAATTCAGGTATTCAAACACAACTTGGCAAATTACACAGGGGATAGGTACAATTACTTTCCCAAAATTGGCAATAACATTGTACAATGAAAAGTTCAAGACAAAACTTGATGCGCGCTTGCAGGCTAAACGTCAGGTTGCATTGCAGCAGCTGTTGACCAAATTGGGTACAAACATGGAGGAAATCGACAGAAGTCGACATTATACAGCTAAACAAATATGTAATGCATTTATCAGTGGAATTGGTTGTAGCATCAACAGAAGAAAGACAATTGTCATAAAATTCACTGATGTTGAGCGCATACTTGAAGAAGTTTTACAACTCGTTACAAAACAAAAGGTTAGACGCGATGAGATCGAGGATCGATTCCGTGACGAGCTACCTAAGGTACGAAAGATGGTTGAGTACATAATTGATGGATATATTTATGGCAACAATGATGATTTATTGCAAGTTGCCAAAGCCATTAAAAGAGAGAGCATCAAAATATCGCGAAAAGAACTGTTGGTTGTTGAATTGACCAAGTTGGACACTAAAATTCGCAGTGACAGCCACTTATGCAACTTGTACATCAATTATGGTACAGGTGATCCAAAGGAAATAGCCATTGTCATGTGTGAAATGAATTTTTACTACAACAAGACATCGTATCCTTCAATCTTGGATTCACTTTACTGCAATAATCGCAAACAACGTTGGTATGATTCTGACAGTGATGACACATATAGCATTGACAGTAGGGATGATGATTATAATATGAATCCTGCAGATCGGAGTAGAAAGGCAAAGGATGAGGCGCTTTTACAATATGCGAAGAAACATCAACATATTGATTCCAGTGTACCAGCATCGCTTGTAAGTAAGTTGCAAGAGCTACAATTTGGTAAGCTATAATACATGCCTATACTCACGATATTTTGGTGAGGCTTGAGCAGCTGCGTTCAAATTCCATTTTGGAATGTATGATGTACTAGTAAATGGACCTCATCATATTGGATACAGGCGACAATTATATTTTGACACTCAAAGATAGAAATTTCGAGACGGCTTTGAGCCTATATGCAATGATGGATATTACTGTGAATCAAATAGAAACGGGTTACAAAATACAAGACGCTACTGCTCAATTCATATATTCGAGCATTGGGCGCATTTTCTCGTATGGGTTCAATGATACCGATGGAAACATCAGGGCAGACAAACTCGTAAAAACGATAGGAAGTATATCCAGTGATGTAATAGACATTCCGTCAAAACTCGTCGAAGATATCGGAAAAACCATCGGATTTTATAAGATTAAAATGTTTTGGGCCAACATTGTATCAAAAGACAAACCAGTGTTTGTAGAGGCACAAGTTAATAAGACAGAAGATGTACCCGGATTTGACAAGATGTATAGCCACATGAGTGATCTTACATACTACCATATCAATACTCCCTCCGAGTCCGAACTCATAACAATGGGAAAATGTGTGATTTATAATACAATCTACAACATCTCACTTGTTGGTCAATGCGACTTGACATTAGAAAAGTCATTCCCCGAATTCAAACTGTCTTTACATATGCCTGTTGGTTGTGACGTCGAGCAATTCACAAAGCATTTCCATAAAGTGTCGTTTGAATCCAAAGAGGACATATTGAAGAAATACGAGGCGTTCAAGACGCTTTACGATATTGGCAAATGCGATGACATCGAGAGTGAAAAGGAAAAGCTACACCGATTCATGGAAAGCGGATATATAATCTCTGATAATCCGGACCAACGTATGAAGGCCAACGATCTTTATAAAGATCTGATCAACTTCGTGGTCGTTCCCTTTAGTGACGTATCACTATTCAAGAAGCGTGCAGCCGGCTACCTCCTTGAACTTGGTTTGAAAAAGAAGAGGTATAGCGATGCTTATTACTATTATGGAATTATGAAAAAAGATAGTATTGTTTTGAATGTAAAAGAATTGGAAAAGCTACGCGAACTTGATAGAAAGAATTGGTTTTTCAAGACAGACAAGGTAAGGGATGCATTGGCCGGACTGAGCAAAGAATTTGAATTGACTTTGAAATCTAGTGGCGCTTCTTGACATTGACACGACATGCCTTTTTCTTCTGGTACTGTGAAGCATCAAACATTTCCTCTTCGTCCTCGTCATTGTCGTCCAACGCAGCTTGATTCGCATAGTGCGCATCCCAAAACTCTTTTGCACCTACTTTGAAGGGTTGATGGGAAATGTCAGCCTTGTACCAAAACACCTTGTCCTGAATCTTGTTGCTATTGCAACTGTTGTGAATAACAAGACATTCATAGTTGTTTGTGCATTGGTCCATGACTGTGCAAAACATTTCAAATGTGGGAAATACGGATGCATAGTTGTCATAGATTCTTCGTCTATTGTTAAAGTTGCCTTCGCGCAAAATGAATGAATAGTCTATATTTGTTCGCAAGTTGGGTGGGATACCTAGTGGATACTGCATGGTAATCAGGAACAATACGTTGTAATGGCGGCCATTCATAAACATGCACCGGATATTCGTGTCGCGCACCCATGTATTGTCATACAGACAATCATCGAGGAGGAGAATGGCCCGCGGATCAATGTTGCAATCCTTGCCCTTTCTCGCTGCCTTGGTCATTTTTGATTTGATTATTTTTTGACGATCCACCACGTTCTTTAGGAGCTCGGGGGTATAGTCGTCGTGTATGAATAAACTGGGAATGAAATCTGTGTAGAACGGTGACGCACTTTCGGTACCGGATATGATGGTTCCAATGGGAATGTCGCGATTGTAGTATAATACGTCCTTTACACAAACCGATTTGCCTGTTCTTCTCGCACCTACGAATACACATACTGAGTCTTGTGCGATGGCTGCCACGTTGAATTTTTGAAGATTCAATGTCATTTTATTATCGTCATGTATGTATTTACTGATCTGAACCGACGTGACC